GCCTCTGATGGGCTCTATCCGTCACGTGATGCGCAGAGAGAGGAAAGGTGAGATCGATAAGATCGGCGTCGGCAAGAGACTGCTCCGCCGGAAGGTAGAGAATACCGATGATGGCTACAGGGCAAAGCCCACCTTCGGATCCATCTCTTACAGCTGCAATCCCGTGCGGCTGCCCTGGGAGATCACGGAGGAATCCCTTCGTGAGAATATCGAGGGCGAAAACATGGACAAGATCATCACCGACCTGTTCACGAAGCAGATCGGCGTTGATACTGAGGATCTGCTCATCAACGGTGACGAGGCTACGCCCTCTACCGATCCCGATTACAACTTCCTGAAGCTCGACACTGGCGTCATCAAGCAGGTCAGCACCGGTGGACATGTGATCGACGCCTCCGGGACAACCGACATGGAACTGGGGATCTTCTATCAGGCTGTGGCGGCTGTTCCCAACAGATTCAACAACGGCCGGCTTCGCTGGCTGATGTCTCCGACCAGAGCACAGATGTGGGAGCTTTTCCTGCTGGACAAAGTCATCAACAACGGCGGCGTTGTCCCTGAGGCACTGTACAAGAGCCCCGTCGCCATCCCTTCCATGCAGGTCCCCGGAATGGCCGACGATGTTGTGCTCCTGATTGATCCCATGAACATCGTAGAGGTCAACACCTATACCGTGAAAGTCCGCAAGGACGCAACGTCCAAGGACGCGATCATGCAGGACAAGAGGTTCTATGTCGTCCACTTCGACCTCGATACTCTGATCGAGGAAATCGAGGCCACAGCCATCATCAAGGGCCTGCCTGCATATACTGATCTTGGAGCATAAGTCGGGGGAAGCAAGGCCATTTTGGCAGGAAAGGAGAGAATCGCATGCATCATCTGAAGCTGATTATGGGTGCGTCCTACAGGGGCGCAGTTCATGCAACCAAAGAACATCCCGACGTCTTTGTCGAGGGTGGAAGGGCATATGAGGCTGCTATGGCAAGTGGCTATTTTGAGGAAATCGAAAGCGAGCCCGATACCGACCAGCCGGAAGGAGGTGATCCCGCATCTGTTACCATGACTCCGGATGAAGAAAATGGTCTGGAGGAGACGGAGTCTGACGGCCTGGAAGACATGAGTGTGTCTGACCTGAAAGCATACGCCCAGCTGAACGGCATTGACCTTGGCGGAGCAAAGAAGAAGGATGAGATTCTTGAGACGATCCGTGCAGCAGAGGAGCACGCTGCAGAAATTCGCGCTTCCCTTCGCGGAGAGTAAATCAGGAAAAAGAAATACAGGAGGAAAGCAGGATGAAAGTAACTGCATATGATTTCGGGAAGTGCGGGCTTACGAATCTGTTCTATGCCGGCACGATCAAATTCGATACGACGGGGGCGTCCAGCGGCGTTGTGCTCTTTGAAGCGCCTCAGGACATGATCATCACCGGAGCGGTCGCAGAGGTTACCACCGCCTTCAATGCGGGGACGACCAATGTCCTGACCGTCGGCGCCAACAGCGACGTCAATGACCTTCTCGGTTCTTCCGACGTTACGGAAGGAACCAAGGGCGCCTACACCAAGAACACCTTCGTCAAGCTGAAAAAGGGCGACAAGGTGAAAGCAAAATTCACGGAGACCGGGACGGCGGCGACCGCAGGCGCGGCAGACATCTATCTCTTCGCAGCCGGCGTTCCGGAGTCCTGAGGAGGACATACGGATGGCGGCGCGCCCATGGGTGCTGCCGAGTGATGTAAGAAGCTACACAGACCACAAGGAAGTGCAGAACAGGGATGATTCGAAGCTCGCAATGGACATTTTCCGTGCGGAAACGAAGGTCATCTCCATGACACACAACCGCTTTGACCAGAAGAATAGTGACGGCGAGGAGATCTATCCGGTGATCCCGGACCAGGTGAAACTCGCCGTCATCCTCTTGGCAGAGGCCTACGCTTTCAACGTGGCAAGGAAATCGGCAGTGCAGAAGAAGAGCGAAACATTTGACGATTACGCCTACGAAGCCGCGGAGGCATCAGACATCGACATGTCTGCCCTGGATATTGACGAGCTCCTGTCCGACTATGTGATTTCGGAGCACGGCAATGTCAGCCTGCGGATGATGGCACTCTGAGAAAGGAGAGCATGGGAAATGGCTTGGGAAGACTTCCTGAATCACCGTTGTGACATATTCCACCTGATTAATGCCGGAGATACAGGGGCATTCGGTATCAGGGCGGCTGCACATCTTGTCCCGGAGGAAATCCCAAGCGAGACAGATGTGCATTGCCATTTCCATATCAAACAGAACAATCTGACGCGACTGACTCAGAATGAGCCTGAGACAGCTATAGAAGGCCAGATTAAGTGTTCCATGGAGATTGGCACTGACATCAGGAAAAACGATATTGTATTCAGCCATGAAGATGGCCTCAGATATCGTGCCGGGGTTCCCAGGACTGTGGCGCATGACCACCATATTATCGTGACACTGTACCGTGAGGACGGTGTGAAAGGAGCTATATGATCGATACGGCTGGGCTCGACCAGTTTGCCGAAAAACTGGAAAGAGCTGCTGTGGAACTCAAACCATTTGCCGCGCAGGTTCTGCAGGACGAAGGCGAGGACTTCCTTAACATCGTCCAGGATGCCATCATGTCAGCCGGCAACGTGGATACCCGTCTGCTCCTGTCGTCTTTTACCAAAGGATCAGGCAATGGCATCTGGAATCTCGATATGGGAGCCCTGACCCTGCAGATCGGAACCAATGTGGAATATGCCAAATGGGTCAATGATGGCCATAAACAGCAACCGGGACGCTTCATTCCAGGCTCCTTTGACGGGAATGGTACTTTTCGGTATATCCCCGGGTCAAACACGGGCATGGTGCTTAAAGCGTCCTATGTAGCGGGATCACATTTCTTTGATAAGGCCGTGGAGGCATTCACAGGGTATTGGGAAGCTACCATACAGACGGCATTTGACGCCTGGTTCGCGCAGTTCATTTAGGAGGCTATATGAATATTTCAGAGTTACAGGCCTGTCTTGCGTCTGCTGTCCGGTATATCCAGAATCATGCCGGCATCGAAGCGGCTCCATATTTCGATGAGATCCCGGAGAATTACATTGTACCTTCCATGTATTTCCCGGTACCGAGAACCGAGAGCCATAAGGTCACACTTTCCTCCTGGAGGACGGACATTACGCTGGAGTGCTGGTTTGCAGCTGCAACTGACTGGGAGGCTTTCCGATATGCCGACAGCGTGAGGGACAGCATCCTTGCAGACGGGTGCGCCATCGACATCATGAACCGTGACGGCTCACTGAGCGGGTCAAAAGTCCGGGTTAGCGAGCCGAATATCCGGAAGCAGGAAAGCCGGGTCGTCAGGATGTCCTTCGTTATCCGGGAGTATTTCAAGATGGAAAAAGAAAAGGGAATCCCTGCCGTAAAGTATCAGTTCTCCGGGCTGATCCCGGTGGGAGCTGCCTATGATGCGTGGTATGCAGCAACGGAAGAGCAGAGGAGAGAAGAGGAGGAGCAGAAAGAATGTCTGAGAAAGGCAATGGAAAACCTGTAGAGAAGAAGGAACAGACCGTGCCGGCCGTCGAGCAGGCGCCGAAGTTTCTGATCGGGAAACTCCGGGAGAACAGTATTTCACTGTTTGGTGTGACGTCGAGCACCTTTGATGGCGCGTTCTACGGTTGTGATGAAACAGAAATGAGCATTAATGATGCTAAAGCCAGGATCAATGCCTGGCTTGGAAAGGAGGCCAAGTAATGGCAGGAGGCACTTTTAAACTTAGCCAGCCTAAGGTAAGGCCTGGCGTATATGTCAACGTCCTGAACGGCCGGCAGCCTCAGGCGGTTGGAGTTACCGAAGGCGTCGGCATGATCCCGCTTGTGGGCTATGATTACGGTCCCAGAGGCCAGTGGATTCATCTGACTGCGGATTCTCCGGATGCTGCACAGGCGCTGTTCGGCAGATCCATCTACGATGACAACGAGTTCATGCGCATGATCAACCTCATGTTCCAGCGTGCAACAGAAGTCTATGTCATGATCTGCGGCGGCGGCAACAAGGCAACCGTAAAGGTGTGCACCAATAAGGTCACGCTGACGGCCAAGTACGCAGGAACCCGCGGCAATAAGCTCCAGGTTGTCTCTGTGGCAAATGCCGCAGAGGGCTTTGACATCTCTGTATTCATGGACGGATCCGAAGTGGAGCGCCATGAGAAGGTGACTGCCTGGGAGTCCATCGAATCCGCCTATATCGACATCGCTGTGACTGACAGTGCTGCGGTCGCCGCGTTTGCTTCCGCGACCCTGCTCGGTGGAACGGACGATACTACAAACAGCACGTTCGGCACATTCCTCGACATGGCAGAAAAAATCCATTTCAACTGCATGGCTGTCCCGGTAACGGATGCGTCCCTGATCACTGCTGCGATCTCCAAGATCCGCTATATCCGCAACTCCATCGGCTGGAAGTGTACGGCTGTTGTGGCCAATACCGCCGCGGACTACGAGGGAATCTACAACCTGACCAACGGTTTCGTATTTGATGGCGCAGATGTCCCCGCAGCGCAGGCTACTGCATGGCTGGCCGGAGCCGTGGCGGCAGCTGATTACGTCACTTCCCTTACCTACACTGTTGTCGACGGTGCCACAGTCCTTGTCGGCGAAAAGACCAACGAGGCATCCATCACCGCGATCCGGGCGGGTGAAATTTTCTTCTCCATCGATGAGACCGGCAGCGTGATCCTTGAGTATGACCGCAACTCCAAGGTGTCCTTCACCCAGGATGACCCGGTCGATATCTACAAGGGCCGTCCGCTCCGCGTCTATGACACGCTGGCCAATGAGCTTCTGCTCACCTTCAGGCCGAACCGCTTCGACAACGATGAGGATGGATGGAATGTCATGGAAGGCCTCGGCAGATCTATTCTGCAGGCTTATGCAGCAGACGGAGCGCTCCAGAATGTCGATCTCGAGAGCGACTTCATCGTCGACCG